TTAGCTTGGCTGATTTTATAGGCCAAGTACAAGTTGATCCTTATGACCGTGACTTGATTGAGTGGTTGAAGGAGAGCTATGCAGCTGAATATTGTAATGAAGTTATCAGGGATTGTAATGAAGTTATCAGGGAAGGTCTTTGCGATGAGTGGGGTATAATGCAATTAATCGCTCAAGGCCAATGGAAAGCTAAAATAGATATTTATCAGTTAGTGGCGCTTTTCCTTTCTGATATAGAGAATGTAGAAGAGACGAATGAAGAGTAAAAATCCTAGACCTTGAAGAGCGCAAGGCCTAGGACCCTAACTACAGGAGTAACGAGTAACGGGGATTGGTGAGTGAGAGCTTACCTTTCCCGACTAACACACTTTGCACCCTTGGAGGTTGTGTTGTCTTTGATATAGCAATTAACTTTTTAGGACGCAAGAGAAAAACAAGGGGATGAACGTGCCTAATCCAATGAGACAATTTAGGACACTGAATATCAAGATACCAGCGCCGTTGTTTAGGATATTGAAGAGGACGGCTTTTGCAAAAGACACGAGTATGACCAAAATTATCGTCAAGTATTTGGAATATCTGAGAGCGCAGGCAAAAGGAGATAAGGAGTTGTTGAATGAAGACTCAGAAGAGACGATCAAGTTCGATGAGGAATTTTATTGAAAGTTTTAGGGTTGAGTTGTCTTTGAGCAAGAGTGAGAAGACCGTTGAGGCCTATTATGGAGATATTAAGAAGTTTGTGGAATATCTTAGGAAAAAACGAATTAAGGAGATTAAAGATGTTAAGCATTTGCACTGTGTTGGCTATCTGGTTCATTCTAAAGCCTTAGGTTTGAGTGAGGCTACCGTTAACAGGTACTTTATGTCTATTAGGTCTTTTTGTAAGTATCTGAGAAAGAATAAGTTGATTGAAGATAACTTTGTAGAATATGTGACTGTCCCTAAGGTTAGCAAAGCGGTGACAAGAGTGCCAACAATCGAGGAGGTTGAGAGGATTTTATGTCAGCCTGATTTAGAAGAGGAGGACGGCGTAAGAGATAGGGCAATGTTGGAACTTTTATATTCGTCTGGACTTAGGGCATCGGAGCTATGTAACTTACGGGTTGAGGATGTGGGGCCGACAAGTGTTAGGGTTGTTTCGGGCAAAAGGGATAAGACCAGAACGGTACCTATCACAGAGGAGGCATGGACCTGTATTGCGAAATATATAGGTAGGTATAGACTAAGAGAGAGTGGTTATCTGTTTAAGACTATCCAAGGTAAGAAGATGAGTAGACTGTCGCTTTGTAAGCTTGTAAGGCGGTATGCTAAATCTGCGGGGGTTGAGAGGGTAACAACTCATACGCTAAGACATGCATGTGCTACGCACCTTCTGGATGGAGGCGCTAACTTAAGGGTAATTCAAGAAATTTTGGGTCATAGTTCGATTGCTAGCACCGAGAGGTATACGTATCTTTCAAGTGTCCAGCTGCAATCGGTATTCCATCAGTTTCACCCTAGGAAACGAAAGGAAATAAATGGATGATTCAACAGACGAATTTCACAGAAAGCTTAAAGGAGCTAGAGAGTGTCAAATGGATGATAAGATAAATTTCAAGTGTTGTTTGCTTGTGCTGACGGGGATCTTTTTGTTACTTGCGGTAAACCATATCTATGCCGAAAAAGACTGGCGGTTTCAAGAGATAAAAAGGCTGCCAGATCCGTTTTGTTGGGTATGTGGGTACTGTGGCTCAAAACAGATTGGTGAAGGTTATCCGCCGTATATGTGTAAGCAATGTGGAGAGCTATACTGGAGAGACTACCGTGAAGAAAGACGATGACAATCAAAAGATTCAATGGCAGCCGATAATAGAGCTTTCGATTGTCTTATTTACGATTCTGGGCTGTACGGTACCTTTATACTTACACACAGACTCAAAGCTCGATTCCTTTTACACGAGGACTGAGCTTATGATTGAGGCTATTCGCCAGGATATGCGTGACTTTCATGGAAGACTGTGCGCTATAGAAGAAAGAAACCGTAAATAGCTATTGTATCGGATGCTTCTCAATCCACAGATCGTAAAACTCAGTGGTAAGGAGGCATTCGGTGCAGTATTTTTTTGCTTGCTCGAAGGTAAAGAACACCGCGATTACCTGGTCATGTTCATTTGAATCGATTCCTAAAATAACATAAACTTCAGACACTTGAGCTTTCAAATTCCTCTCCTGGCAGTTCGTCTATTGGGTCTTCACCATCGACTACAATATGTTCTTTGATATCATCTATTATCTGTTGGTAGTTGGGCGCTCCGTATCCTAGTTCTCTAACGAAAATTGTCGTATTTCCTGTTCGGCTTGTGGTCCATGTCTTGCTTCGCAGTATCCAGGCAATACGCGCATCATCTTCCCATAACAGTCCATTGAGAGAGTCATTAACGAATTTTTCAAGATTGTCAGCATCGGGCCTGCGGGCGTGAGGTTGGCAGTTTCGCAGTTGGTCTTTTCCTTTTAGTCTCTGAGCTGCAATTTTCATACGAAAGTGGACTATCACGAATAAGGGGCCCTTCATTAACGGGGGCTTCAATATCTCGGCTTGACTCAGATATTGGTGAACAAACTGCCTTATCCGAATCATTCCCTGGGTGCTCGGCATGTACATTTTCTTCTGGCCCAATCTTATCGATGCTTTTGGCTTTGGATCGAAGGGGATTGTTATTTTGAATGTCGACATAGTGGTCCCATTTCATGAATTTAAAAACCGTTCTTGGCCGAGAGCTGTAAAACTTTTCTATCTCTATTTTGACTATCTGTTTGTAGCATGAGAACATTGCCTTATGGAGTATCTCTAAAAACGAAAGTGTGTAATCGAGGACTTCAAAACATTGCGTGGCTGGGGTATTTTCTTTTCTAAGGTTGATTTTATCTGTCTTAACGTGGTCTGGAGGCGATACATAGAATTTAACAAAGATAACAACTGGTATCTTAGAGTTGAGATATTCAGCCAGACGACATTTTAGGATAGAGCGCCACTGGATATTTCTGTAATAATCGCTTGTCCTTTTTCGGGTACCGATTCTACATTTGATGCTATAAATGAGCGGTTCGCCAGGAATAGTAAAATCATTGAAAGCAAGATCCCGAGCAAGAATCTCTCTTTTAATTATCTGTTTAAGGTTTATAGATCTTCCTCGTCTACGCAAAACTCCTCCGCTGTCTGAATCATTTCTTCTGCTATAGTATTCGTGAGGTCCATTAACTCTTTAGAGAGCCTTCGAGCTGCTTCCTGGCCTGCAAGATCAAAAGTACATTCGCAAAGAGTCATCCACGAATCGAAAACATTATCAGAAGGGTAGATCGCATGCGTCGTCTTGAACCAGATTCTTGTCCCCTTTACCTTTTTCAGACTTGTTATCTTGTTTTTCTTCATCTAACATCTTCTCTATAACTTCTTTAAGGTTGCTCATAACTTTTGCAACGAGCTGTTCTCTAAAAACTTTGTTAACATAGCAGATATAGGGAATGTATTCGGTTTTTTGGCCATTTTTGTGCTTTATCTCTTTGTGCGGAAAAGCAAACCAGCGTTTTTCTCCGGACTCGAAATATCTACAATCTAGTATTTTCTGGCCTTCTGGATGGATAATCAAAGAGAAGAAACCTTTAAGGGCTCCTTTATCATCTATTGTGCGAAACTGGCCGATCTCAACAGAAAAATCATCTAGCATGTTTAAGGTCCTCACTAAGTTTGGCTAATTCAGGGGCTACATAGAAGTTAAGGGAATTGCATGAAATCTTTTGGCAGAAATGTTGGCCTTTCATCTCTGGATTTGACAAGCACACGATTATTGTTTCGACAAGGTCATGTAAAGAATCCAGCCGGTCTCGTATCGAATGTATAGAGATTTCATTCGTTCTCAAGTCTTCATCCTTATCTTCATAATCTGTCATGTGACCCTCTATTGATTGTTTTGTTCTAAGTATCCGTCCCAATTGGGTTGATAAAATAGGTAAGTACAGCCTTCGACACCAAACATACGATTTTTTGCCACTCGGACTTTAAGTTTGTTCGGGTGACTTGACTTGTCTGTTCTGGCGCAGCGATGGAGTACAATCACGTTATCGGCATACTGTTTGATAGATGAAGAACCTTTGAGAGAATGGATCCCGACTTCCTCGTATGAGTTAGAAGATTGGCGTGGATGGCAGATCAAGATGAAATGCATGGACAAAGAGAAAGCTAGCTCATGGAGTTTCTTTATTGTCTCATCGATAGCTTCATGGACTTTCTCTCGTCTGAAGTTAACAAGATAATCCAAATGGTCCAACATGACGCATTCTATCCCGATATTTTTTGCTGTGAGGAGCTGAGTAGCCAAAGAATTGATATCAGTGCCTATGGTCTTCGGATTGATGTAGACACGATATCGAGAGCACCATTCATCGAACTGTTCGTTTTCATGAGAGTTGAAGTTTTGCAGTTTCATTGGTCTTCTGAGAATAACAGAGGCTATCTTGCGCATGATTGTTTCTGGTCGCATTTCCCATGAGTTGATCCAAACGGGGACATCTTGGCAGGCACACTGAACGACCATTTGGGTGCAGAAAGTTGTTTTGCCGCAACCTGTGTCTGCCGTGACGACTGTAATCTCTCCTTTGCGAAGACCTTGGAGATATCCGTCGATGCACTTCCATCCTGTTGAGTGGCCTTTTTCGATTTTATCACGGAATGAGGGAGGAAGCTGGCCTACTGGTACGAGGAAATCATCTTTAAAAGAGGAACTCGGGGAGACGAAACAATCCATTCACATACTTTTGATTGGGATATATTTCGTACTTCTGGTAAGTTGACAAGACGACATTCAAATTTGATAAAAGTTTTGGGACTCTTATCAGAAGTACATTGTTGGTACGGGGAAGTTCTGGAGCTTCCTCGTACGTTTTTTCAACTTATTCCTTAAAAGTTTTTGATTCAAGAGATTTCTTACCTACCGTCCGACATCTTCTGAAGCATTCGCGCATTTTCTCGTTGTCTCTATAAACAAAATCAAGTGCATCACGGATCAGTTCGGCCACGGTATGTTTTCTTCTTCGGCAGATGCTTTCGATTGCAGCTATTTCTTGGATCGTGCGGTAGAGCTTCCCGTCTATTCTGATGGTAACGTGGATCGGATCTAGGACTGTTTTGTGTCTGGCCATTCACGATTCTTTCTATTTATTTCTTGACAATACAGAGTATGACAGATATTTGATAATGTGTTAAGTTAAAATTTGTATTGGTAAAGTTTATGAAAGTTCCTAGAGTTACCGAGATTTTACAGGTTTACACAAACTTTCAACACGTTCCGAAAAACATCCTAGAAAGAGCAACTGCACGAGGTACTTCTGTTCACGCTTTGTGTGCCGGGATTGCTAAAGGCGACTGGATACCCGACAGTGTAATCGGACCTGAAATGCTAGGTTATGTCAACTCATTCAAAAAATGGCAGCAGGCTCAAGTTAAACGATTCGAAGTCATAGAGAAAAAATATTCAGATGACAATATTGGATTCACAGGGAAGATCGACCTCGTATTTCAAGGACAAGACGGAGAATCCTATCTAGTCGACATCAAAACAGGATCAACTCGCAAAAAGACCTATCCTATCCAGCTCGCAGCATACAAGTGGCTTCTGTTGATACATGGAATAAAAATAAAATCCTCAATGCTGGTTTACCTAGACAAAGATGGTGGATTTCCTGACATCGAGGTTTTTGAATCTTTAACCAAAGAGCTTGATATTTTTACATCGGCTCTTGAATGTTGGTATTATTTTAACTGGAGAACTGAAGAATGGAGAAAACGCCAGAAAGTGATGATTCTATGAGGCCCCGAGTCGTTCCGAACATCTTCCAAAGAATTCTGTCAGTGATGTCCGAACTAGATTACATAGAGAAGGGATCAGCTAAAGTCAACAATCAGTACAGGTTTGTGAGCCATGATAAGGTTACGGCAAAAGTCCATCCGCTTCTTGTAAAATACGGCATTGTGGTTATTCCTAGTGTCGAAGTGATAAACCAGGTAGGAAACAGAACTGAAGTCAAACTTTGTGTCTTTTTCAGAAATGCCGATGTCCCAGAAGATGGCTTTTTTGTCTATTCTTATGGCTATGGGATTGACAATGGAGATAAGGGGCCTGGGAAGGCTGTCTCTTATGCTTTTAAATACGCTATGCTGAAGGTTTTTTGTCTTGAGACTGGCGATGACCCGGATAATGATGCCGACGCTGTCTATGAGGCTGAGAAGTGCCTAGAATTCGATGCCCAGCTTCCTGATGATATGAGCGACAAGGATCAGAAGAAGTTAGAGAAGTTTCTTCAGTCAATCTCCAAGTCGACGAATAAACATGTGGAAGATATTAAGCGTGAAGCGGTAAAAAGGATGCCTGAGTTCTTACAAGCTTTCAAGAAATGGTCACCAAAAAAGAAAAACGATGATGAGAAAGAACTGTGACAAATGCGGAAGCCTAATAGAAAATGGGAAATGCTCGTGTGGCATCTGGGTTGAAAAAGGTCAAGAGCCTAATTTCTTAAAAACACTCGAAAATGCAATCCTGGCTTATGATCATTATTGCGAACAGTTAGGGACAAATGAGCCAGTTAGCGGTGATCACTATACTGGTTATAGCATAATCTTGTTCAAAGGAAATTTCGATGACTGCAAGAAAGTTAAGAATTTTATAAAGGACAATATCTATAAGAATGAATGAGAAAAATACAAAATATCTGACCGAGAAATACCTTAACCTCTATGACAAAATCTCAAACTTCGAATGCGGAGATGGCTGGTTTGCTTTAGTTGACGGGCTCTCTGAAAAACTAGAGGCTCTGATAATCGAATATAAAGCAAAACTTCCCTGTGCTGAAGTCGATCCTGTCTGTACCCAAGTGAAAGAAAAATACGGTCAACTGCGCTTTTACATGAACTTAGAGACTGAAGAAATGAGTGATGCTATTGCTGTCGCTGAAAAGAAAAGCCGAGTAACCTGCGAATTGTGTGGTAAGCCAGGATCTATAAGAGGCAAATACTGGTTGACTAATTTTTGTGATGATTGTTGGACCAGAAACCACTAACCTTTCTTCTTCGGAATCTTTGCACCTGCTTTCCTGGCCTCACTTAGAGCAATAGCCACTGCCTGCTTTTTGTTCTTTACAGTGGGGCCTTTCTTTGAACCGCTATGTAGCTCACCAGACTTAAACTCCTTCATTACTTTTTCAACTTTTCCCTTACCTTTTTTCTTTTGCATTATTCTTGTCCCTTGTACGGTGGAATTTAATATGATTCTATTGATAAGGCCATTCTGCATTTTTCATGTTTTAGATACATAGGAAAGTTATGAATATCGACTGTATTTCGGACCTACATGGAGCTTTGCCTGAACTTCCTGGGGGCGATCTTCTCATCATAGCCGGAGACCTCACAGCATCTGATATGGAACATCAATACAACAAGTTCGAAAAGTGGTTGGATGGGCAGGACTACAGAAAGAAGATATTCATTGCAGGAAACCATGACGGAATAATCTACGAAAGCTATCAAGGCCTAAAACAAATCCCTTTCCCACTTCACCACAAAACCAAACAGTATGACTATCTTTGCGATTCGGGAATTGATTGGATGGGCCTGAAAATCTGGGGAAGTCCTTGGACACCGAAATTCTGCGGATTCCAGTTCATGCTTGAAAGGGGCGACCCACTTAAAGCTAAATGGGACCTCATACCAGACGATACCGACATCCTAATCACTCATGGGCCACCGTATGGAATTAGAGATTGTGTAAAGATAAGAAAACATGTACAAAATATGGGCTGTGTCGATCTGTTAAAAGCTATCAATCCAAAGAGGCTGAAGTTACATGTTTTCGGCCATATTCACGAAGGTTATGGTATGTGGGACCTCAGAAACAAAGAAGGACATGAAGACTCGCCTTTCTCAACCATTTTCGTTAATGCATGCCATATGAATCAAAAGTACGAACCTGTAAACCCACCAATCAGGATAATTTTATGAAAGAGAAGACTTATATATGGGCAACAGCACTCATTCTGACCACTGGATGTATCTGTGCAACAATCTACGCTGGAAAGAGTCCTCAAGACTTCAATAAACACTATTACGACGATCCGGACGGGACTGCTGATGATGTTGGTTATTTTCCTGAGAGAGAATCCCCTTATCAGAATCCTCCAGACCGAGTAGGAGCACCAGGAGATCCGCCGAAAGAAATTAGAAAATATGTTGAATGTGGGGCCTGTTACAAACATCTATGAAATATGTGTTTTTTTTTGTTATTTATACGACTGTTGTTATATTGATGTGTAAAGTTAGACGGTACTAATCGGATATGTAAATTGTATTCCCATTGAATTTTTTGTAGTTGCGAAAGTAGCAGGAGTAACATATCCAGTTGCAAGCCCAGAGACGACAAAAGCCATGAAAGTATTTGATCCACTTGTTAAAATTACAAAATATGGTACATTAGTATAAAAGGAACCTCCTCCATCTCTGTATATCATGGTTCCTACGGGACTTGCATAATTTCCAGAATAAGCCGATGCTAGAGGCAATACCAGTTTCAATATACCTGTCCCAACACCGCCGGATACAAAATTATCCATAGCATAGGCCACATAACATGTATTACCATTTACCCAGTAACTATTTCCATTCGTTGACCAGACGGGTAGCGTGTCTCCTCCATTACTAGAATAAAAGAAACCAGCCGTTGCACCATTGTGACCTGTTACACCTCCAAAAAAAGCTTGAGGATAGTCTTTTATTGTGAAATTTTCAATATTTGTTACCAACCAATCGTCAGAAGAATTTTTCGTCATCTGAATCCATCCTATCTGGAAACAGGGTGTAGAAGCATAGTTAGCAACTGTAATTGAGGAATCAATCGCGAAGAAACTTCCTTGTGTTGAAGCTACTGCACTGCCACTTTTCGCTATTTTTCCCGCAGCAGGGCTTAATATAAGTGCAGGAACTCTAGAAAGCATGAATGTTACTGCATTGCCGGCCGTATTAACAACTGCATAAACCCAGAAAGGAATGTCAAGACCCCAAGCTAACCCAGAAGTGGTTCCAAAAGTGTTTCCTATAATATTCGACGATCCTGAACTTGAATCTTTGAATGAGATATCGGCTGTAACTTTTAGATTTATCGATTGTTGAGTCAATGAGGGATTTCTAACCGTAAGATTGATAAAATTAGTCGAAGATAAAGACGATCCATCCTGAGCGGTTATAGTAAAAGTTGAGCCTGAATATGTAGCCCCGATATTTGTTGCAGTCCCAGAAATTGTACTATTAGTAGAAATTGTTGGATTTCCGGCTGTCCCATCTCCATTTGTTATTGAAATTCCTTGGCCTGCCGTTAAAGTCCTTCCAGCATAGTTACCAGTGCCTTGAAGAACCTGTATACCTGTCGTAGAAGCATTGACTGCATTGTTTGTTGTCATCGCGAGCTCGTCAGTTGTTGATACATATAAAATAAGTCAACTTGGCATGTTCTAGCCGTGGTACCTGCACTTTTTAAGATAAAGATGTCTGGTCCTATCTGTGTAGTCGGAATGTTTGATGTAATTGGTCCTGCTGCTACTGTAGTTCCATTAATTGAGTAGGCTACACTGGTGGCGCCGGCATTGATATCGATTCGCATTGTATTCCAAACGCCTGCACTGGGAGCTTTTGTGCTATCGACTACTGTTCTTGAGCTTGCTGAGGCTGTGCATATATTCCAGTTAGGTAGAGCGCCAGTATCATTGTATTCGAAGTAAACTCCATTACCGATAGTTTGGCCTGAGTTGGCATTCATTAGGCCCATACGGATAGTGAAAGTGTCTGTTCCGTTGGATAGTGTTGGGATCTGCATGACGAAAATTAGCGTGATAGCTCCGCCACCTAAAATGAAGGGCCAGTCGTTGTTGTTGTTTCCGCCTTGTTCGATTAAAGCATATCCAGTAGTAGTAGTTCCTGTGTTGAGCTCTAACACTCCAGGATGACCACTATCGACAACTTTCTGTGTATTGATCCCCGCACCGGTTCCTGTCGTATGTCCAGTCCAGATTGTATTTCCGGAAGAATTGGCAGCGTTAGCGCTTAAGAAGTCATCGAATAGATAGGTTTCTTGCAGAGGATTGAACCAGGCCACGTTTGTAGTGTTATACTCTAATCTACTACCAGGAATTGCAGGAGGAGGAAGCTTAGTTAAAGCACTTGAGCTAGTTGCATATAGAATATTGCCTGAAGTATAAGAGCTCTGTCCTGTTCCTCCGTTCGTCGCCTCTATGGGCATTCCTGTATTAATAGCATTCTGAGTCGCCAAGATATCCTCAAGTTTAGACTACAGTAATGTTCCCGACCGATCCCACCACAGTCCAGTTAGCATTAGCTGATGTGCACAGAAGAAATACAGTATCGTAAATATTTGTGGAAGTTAAAGAACCGCCTGTACCTGCTGTTGTTGCTGCTGTCCCGAAGAAGATCTGATTCCCCGAGTTCTGAGCAATCTTCCAGCCTGTCGCATTGTTTTCACCTGTGACTGCAACCATCGTTCCTACTGCTGAAGTCGCGGGAAGAGTAAAAGTTATCTGGCCTGCGTTGTTAGCGATATAACCGTTGTTGATCGCCATTGACTGAGTTGTTCCAGTAACGACAGTCCATGTAAAACCACCGCCAGCAGCATTGATAGTGATGGAGCCAGCACCGTTTACGATCGAAACACCTGTTCCTGCTGTTAAAGTCGAAGCTGATGGGTCATTACCTGTATTGCCAATCGCTAGTTGTCCATTTGTCAGGGCTAGACTTGTGATAGCGTTAGCTGAGCCGCCAATCAGAACATCGTGTTGAGTCACCGTATCGGCTGTAAATGTCCCTGCACCGTCATATTTAACAATCCCGGCAGCTGAGATATTTATTGAGTTGTTTGTAGTCATCGATATCCCCCTTTAGACAAATGTTGGGTTCCCCACACTGTCGATTATTTGAAACTCTGTATTAGCAGTGACGCAGACT